GAAGCACCATCCACAAAGTCATCCCCAGCCGCAAAGTCAACATCAAGAACAGGGGAGGTTCCATTAAGTGCGGTAATAACTTCCACACCAGCATGGAGGATATACACTTCTGCCGGGATATCAATCGCTTGAATGACATCATCAGCAGTTAGCGCAGAGACACCACCAGCCGAACAAACGGCAGCGATATCCACGGTTTTCTCAAGGACGTACATTGACCGCATACGAGAGCGATGTCCTGCCGTACCTTGACCAGTTGTATGATCATAAGTAGCCATGATTTATCTCCCTCTTAATCAATCAAAACGTGTTCGACCTGCAAAGCTTTGGTACGCAAAACCTTGCGACCAAAAACATGCAGACCACGAACTACGTCCGCAAAGCTATCCGGGTCACGCACGAGTTCGGTTTTTGCGATGTGATTAGCAGTCGCAATACCGGACATATGCCCAGATAGAACTTTGTAGTAGTTACTGGTAGAACTGGCTGGCAGATTGTTGGTCATGTAACAAGTGAAACCCGCAATTTTGCCATTATGGACCTTACCATTACGGAGATCGGTATTACCGTCGCCCGTAACAGATGCGTCCATCAGTTTAGAACTAGACTGCTGCAATTGCTCGTAGAACTCCGGGCTTGCCACAAAGAAACGATTCTCTTCAGGAACATCGTTCGCGTGAAGACGCTTGGAGTGGTTAGCCATTAGGTTCAACGGATCAATTTCAGCGCCTGTATGTCCTACGTCCTGCCCAGAGCCATCAGAACCGACAGTCGTGCCAGCGTTAGCTACCATGTATGTCAGAATGTTCTGATCATACGTGTTCTTCAGTGCATAAGCACCGGAAGAAGTGGCTAGTGATTCCCAGTTAACATGAGAATGACGCTCTTCAATGTCATCAATCTTGAACGCAAAAGCATTCGCCTGATCAACGGTCATCGAAATAACATCGTCCTGCAAGTCTTGTGGGCTTACCACAGAACCACGGGTGTAGCTGCTAACAGTAATCGTCGGCTCAACGATGATCTTAACAGTATCGCCAAAGTTCTCAATTTCACCCGCATAATCAGTGTTCGTAATATCTTCGGCCACTGAAGCTGTGCGGAAAAATTTAAGGACTTTTTGGCTGTAGATGACGGGGGACCAATTACCATTTGGTAGATTGGTATAGCCGCCTGATGCTGGAAAAGCCATATCAGCCTCCTTATATTATTGTTATAAGTCCTGGATAATCCGACCTTCTCTCTGAGCCTTGTCAATCTCTGCTTCGTGTTGCACAAATTCCCAAGGTTTCATCTTAGCTATGTCGGATGCTCTAAAATTTAGCTCATCTGTATCAGTTGAAGGTGGGTTTCCTTTTGAAGTTTTGGAAACTGCTTCAGCAGCAGATCGCCTCGGTTTAGATTTTTTTCTGACTCCTGAATCAGACTTGTAAAGATCAATAACCCTAGCTGCCCACCGTGCATCGGTGCGGTTTTTGTATATCCCATCAGATATACTCTCAGGTTGTTCGGCTAACCAAGTAATAAACTTTTCATCTTCCCTAAGTTTTAGGAAATCTGGCTGAAGGTTAACAAGTTCCTGTTCAGCGTTTTGTACGATTAGCTCATGTTCCTGCTTCTTGAGGTCTTCGATTTTATTCTCAACAATCCTTACTCTGTCGTCTGCTTGCATATGCGAGACTGTCTCGACAACTGCATAAACGTCCGGGTACTGTTGCTTAAACACTTCTAGCTCTTCTTCAGTCTTTGGAAGTTTGAGTTGAGATTTCCTCTCCTCAACTTTCAGGCGTTCTTCGTAGTTGCCCTTTTCCAATTTCCACTGATCGAGTCTCTTATCATAATGTTTTTTAAGGTCGTCGTACCGTTTCTTGAAATTATGCGGTTTATCTTTACGAGTTAGGAAAGTTTCTTCCTCCTCATCAGAAACAGGAATATCCCCATCTTCTTGAGTGGCCTCTGAAGCTTCAACCTCTTCATCGGTGTCAATCTCTTGAGAATCCTGGTCTTCTTCTTCAAGCTCAGAAGCTTGTTCCATAAAATAGCTTGGGTTTCGATACGGAGTAGGTTGAGGTACTCCTTCTTCTACGTTGTCAGTTTCTTTGTCAGACATTACGCACCTCCTAGTGGGGCCAAAGTGAGAACTTTGGGTAGCCCTATTTGGTAATTAGCGGGGCCGATATAAATCAGGTAGCCGCCTGTTCTTACGCTGCTATTGGTGATTCACCTCTAGCACGTAATCCTGTGTTATTCCATGCGCGTAACTTTTTAAGACCAATGATCTTAACCAATTCACGAGGAATACGAATCTCTCCATTTTGCACCATAATATCCACGCCTTCTTTTTTGGATACTGATGCCTTTGATAATCTCATGCCCTTCTTATTAGCCTTCGCAAGGGAAGAACGAATTAGTTTCCTAAAGAATGGAACACCCATCAATTCAACAGTCTTTGCGTTAACTACAAAGTCTCCTGATCTGGCAGTACGAGGAACATCATCCTTCATACTATTTGGTTCTGCCCTACCTCCAGTTACAGGAAGCTCAAGACCACTTGTAGGAATTTTGTTTTTAGGTGCTTTACCTTTACCAATCTTGCCGCCTTTTCGGATGCCATCCGTAAGTGGATCATAAGCTTTTTGTTTAGGTTTCGCATATCTATTCCCATGCTCATCCGGCGCAGACCAATACAGCGTTTTCTCTCCTGTACTAGAAGAAGCTTTCTTAGCAACATCCCCTGTCTTAGCCTTACTCTCAACAACAGGAACAGGCTTAGGAGGAGGAGGGGGTGCTGCCTTAGGTTTGGGTTTGGGAGGAGGAGGGGCAGTTCTTGTACCGTACTTAGCATAATTTTTTCGTTCTTGAGGCAACCATTTTCCTGCCGGTAAATCGGGCCTTGGTCCTGTTCCTACCTTATACTTAGACTTTGAACTTGCTGCGTCATTCTCACTATCCAGTAAAAAATAAACAGGCGCTCCAGGTTCTACCTCACCCCATTTTGAATCATCACCATAATAATTCTTTGGCTTCGGAGCGGGTTTAGGGGCAGCTTTAGGGGCAGCTTTAGGGGCAGCTTTTGCAGATGTATCGGCCTTTGGAAGAAACTTTAATGACTCTCTTTTGACGGGTGGAGAAACATAGCCATAACCATCCTCATCTAAAACACCCTCTTTAGGTAATGCAGATATTATTGGTCGTGGTAATTTTTCCCACCCTGTTCGTTCATCACCGTATTCGTGTGTCTTTAACACCCAATAATTATTTAAAGTTTCTCGTATGACAATAGGAGGACTGTGTTGTGGACCTCCATATTCTGATTGAAGCTTTATGGCTTGTGCCATTAACTTGTCTTCTTCGGCCAATTCTTCTTTGGTTAATTTTCTCTGTATATCGACCATACCTGAAACACCTGCAACTTCCCTAATTCCCTCACTCATATCGTAAGGTTTCCAGACGCCTCCGTCTTGTCCCATAGTCTCAAATTCTCCTGGAGATAACGTCTCAGGATCTCCCCCCCCTTCTAACAGTTTAGTCCCTTCCCTAAAATCAAAATATCCTCGTGAATCTATACCTTCAAAAGCATCAATAGCATCGAAGGATTTTTGTAAGTCTCCCGCTGTCATGTAGCCAGCTTTTGCATTTATGTATAGCCACATCTTTGCTGCTTCAGCTTCACTCGCAAAGTACGTCCCAGGATTTTCTCCTTTGTAACCCTTTGGCAAATTATCATGGGCAACAAACCACGGTGATCCTAACTCTCCTACGTCATTGTCCTTCATTCCATGCCCCGGCTGCCAACCAAAATCCCCAAGGCGTTTCCCGTTATCCGGCCCAATAACGCTTTTATCCCAAACAATACCTCCTGCATCAATAGCATTGTTTATCGCGTCTATAAACCAAGCCTCTCCAAGGTCAGCAAAGTTTTCTGGAAATTTGCTTATGCCTCGTTGCTCTGGTTTAATTTTGTTATCATCTCCAACCCTAAATAGGGAGTGCCAAGTACTTCTTCCTCCACCGCCACTAGCCCCACCAAGAGCCTTTAATCCCATCATCAATGCAGGGATAACCATGGGGGCTGCTGCTGCCATTGTTGAACCCATAGTGGCTGTCGCTGCACCTCCTGTTACAGCACCTGCTGTGGCTGCTGCTGTTCCAGCAAATGTCCCTAATCCTGCACCCCCCATCTCCACTAGCATAGGTCCAACAGCAGTCATGGTCAAACCACCAGCACCTAAGCCACCAGCCCCTGCGCCTAAAGCTGCCAATCCAGCAGTTTGTCCAAATGCAGTTATACTCGCTTCTGTAGTGAATGAGGCTAAATTTAAAGCTTCTAATTCTGCTGCTACACTTGCATTTTCCAGGGCATTTGGGGCTAATTGTAATTCAGCGGCGGCATCAGCAATGGCAGCTTCGGCTGCTGTAGCATCAGAGATAGCTGTAGCAGCCGCTTCAGATACTCCCTCTCCCGCAAGCTGAGAAGCCTGTGCAGCTTCATATGCCGCTGATCCATACGTTGAGGTCAGTCCCTCCCCTATAGGATCAGCAAGTGACTCTGGATGAAAATTTTCAACGATACTCTTAGCGGCATCTCCCTCTAATCCTGCTAACTCTGCACCAAAATCCGCCATGCCTGGAACATTTCCGGGAGTTCCATATTCAGAGGCAAACTGTAAGGCATTATTAAGAGCATCCCCTCCTAAATCCATTGCTGCTTGTAGATGCCCTCCCGCATATGCCTCTACAGTATTCGCCATCTTCCCGGCGTCACTAAATTTTTCTATTGCCTTCTTTACTACCTGTTCTCCTACACTTGGACTAGCAGGTGCAACATTCTCAAGTCCTGATGTCCAAGGCAAGGCTCCTGATTTTCCTAGACCACTTCCAGCAGCAGCAGCCCCATTGGAATTTCCTAAGAGGTTTGTAGCTAATGCTCCTGCACCTGCTGCCAAGGTAACAGGAAGGAGAGAAGCTCCTAATCCACTTGGATCGCTCTTGCCAAAGTTATAGAAAGCGTCAGATGCTGTATTGACGCTATTTGCACCATAAGGATTAAATGTCCCTATAGGAGCAAACCCCATACCTCCCGGATTGTTCATATACTTATCGTATATGTCAGCATCCGGCATAATTTGTATTTGGTTAGGTTCTGCCACTTTCTGTATGTCTATCCTTCTTTGCTGCTTCTACAGAATCTTTAAGTCCTAGGAGGGTTCCCAGTAAAGTTGCCCTCCCCTGGAGTCGGCGCATTTCCAACTCCAACGTTTCCACCCCCAACGCCTGATGCGTCCATTGGATTTGCTCCTGGAGGTACTCCTCCAGCGCCTCCCATGCCTGGGGGTTGTTGACCAGCGCCCCCAGCTTCGTTGCCCTGTCCCATAGCATTTCCTGCAAGTCCCTTCAATATATCAGCAAAAATTGCAGCTTCATCTTGATTGTTAACTAATTTATCAGGATCAATATCCTGACTGATTGCCAGTTCCCGAATAAGATTTGGAATCTTAATGAAAGGAGCAAGCATCGGATTAGATACAGTCTGAAGCAAAGTGATCAGTCTTTGCGACCTGACCTCTTTCTGCATAACAGCAGAAGTACCCTTAGGTTTGATTTCAAGATCACCAATTATTTCTGGATCAGTATCGTTGAACTGCATGTTCCACTGGAAAAATGCTTCACCTAAAGGTTTCAATAGATAATCATCTATATTTTTGACGACTGTTTTTACGGAGATACTAGCAGAACTCAATAGCATGGATAGTCCAGCAGCAGTTCTTCCTGTTCCTGTTACCCCAGTTTGTCCATGCATTATACTGGGTAATCCTGTTTCTTCATCAGCAAGTTGCCTTGCCTTGTCATACATTTGAATATTCTCACCTGCCGTGTTAGGGAATTTAATTCCCACAACAGCCTGACCGGCAGCGCCTGATTGACGCCTGAAGATTTTACCTGGATAGATATCCATTGATTGCCCAGGAACAAGTTGTGCCTCATCAACATCAAACACAAGATTACCTGCTAACGCGAGATTATCAATAGCCATCCTGACATGCCCGTTCATCAATAGTTGGGCATCTTCCATATTCTCAGCAACGCCAATACCAAAAAATTGATATGGGCTTACTTCATAAGGAACTGCTTGGTAAGGAATACGAGTAGGAGTGAAAGGATTTAAAACAACTCGTAGTACTTGCCCCCCACAAACCCAAGCGTTAATCGCCACACTCTCTAATTCTGACGCACCCTTTGGGATATCCAAATCAACCTTTTGAGCAAACTGTGAATCCAAAACTCCCCAGTACTCTAAGACTTCGTATCTGTTCTCATTAAAGGAGATATCAGTATCTTCACTTTGGATGATATTCTCAAAGTATCTCTCTTCGTAGTTTGGCCCAGACCTGAGAACTTCTTCAATTGCATCTTGAATAAAGAAGGGCCTATTCATAAGATCACGAATTTGTTCCCGGTTCATCTTATGACGCTGGATTATGTATTCACAATCTTCTATATGGGTAGCACTAGGATCAGGATAAAAATCCCAACAGCTTACTGCTTCAATTTTAGGAACTACACGATCATAGGGAACATATACTTTTTCTCCACGATCATTGATGTTCCACTTGTGGACCTGTTTGGAGTAATTGAATGGGCCTTTGACAATGCCCGTCCCTAAGAGAGAGCATTCAAATAGAGCATGTCGTAATACGTTTACGGCAGAAGTTTCCTCCAACTGATCGTGGATGTTCTTTTCCATGCGCCTTGCAGTTTCTTCAGCAGGGCTAATCTGAGGCTGTCCAAGCTTTGCTGGACCCTCGACAAGGTTCGCTTGACCCAATTCATCTTCTAATCCTCCTAATAATGGACTTGCTTCTATAGCTCCCGGACGAATTTCTTTTCCATCTCCTGCGAAGCCATAAGGTGTTTGTGGTGCTTGTGGTGCTTGCTCCATCTGACTCTCTTGGGGAGACTTCAGATGTACAAGATCACTTATACCCTCTGGTATAGGGGTTGGCTGAACAGATATAGGAAACCTGTTATTTGCAAACAGGATGTCCACGATCTGACCATACGCAGCCAAAACCTTTGTCTTCGTTATCTTAATAAATACCTTTGACTTTTCGGAGTCTCTAAATTTGGTCGTGGAATCATACACCCCACGATAATTCTTATAGGATTTCAACCAACGCTGTTCATCACTACGGCGTCCTGTTTCAGCCTCAAAGAATTTATTTTTTATAACCCCGACAAGCCCTGGCAATTCTTCAGGATCAATATCCGAAATATTGTCAGAGGATTCAAAATCATCTACGCTCATCAACTAACCTCCGGGACGATCACCCCTGTAGCCTGTCTCATTAGCCAAGCTATTAACCTTAGATTGGACCTGACTAGAACCAGACTTGCTTGCAGACTTTTGAATAAGCGTATGACGACCAGGAGCATCAGGAACTTCATTGCCCCACTTCTCCATCTTAGGTCGATACAGGCTGGATTCATTAACCTTGCTCATTTCACCCTGTTTGACTTTTCCGGTGATTTCACTCATACCGGGATATTTCATATTGGATGGCATATTTTCTCTCCTTAATAATTCCAAGATGTTTGTTTACTAGCTCTTCCGCTCTTGGCCTTGGAAGATTTCTTACGCAATTTATAACTGTCAGCAGATATGGAACCACCGCGCCGCATATCTCGACGCTCATTGATTTCATCTCTTTCTGCTTGGGTTAGTTTACCTTTATCTTTTTTACCATACAGCTTTTTGGAGACAGTGCCCTTATCAAGACCTTCTTGCATCTCATCAGCAGACATGTTGGGATAATCATACGAGATGTCAATCCCATGCAAATCCCCCAAAGCTTTTCCTGCTTGCTCACTGTACTTACCATGTGTGCTTTGGGCAATTTCATATTTATCCTTAAGAGATGCCGGTGGCGCTGCCTTCTTGGGCGTCTTTTTCTTGGACGCTACCGGCTTGGGCGCTACCTTTTTGGGCGCAGGTCTTTCTGTAGTATCTTTAGGAAGTGGATCAGCTTCGGTGGTTGCACTGTAATTCTTTTTGGGGGTGAATTTAGGTGCCTCCGTGTTATCCGCCTTAGCTGCGTTAGCCGATTTAGCACGGGCATTTCTAGCAACACTTCCGGCTGCATACCCCCCAGCGCCCATTGATGCGGCGGCGGTGGTTAGTTTGGCAGCACCACCCCCTACGCTTCCCGTGGCACTCCTTGCAGCAGGAAATATTTTAGCTTTTTTTGCTACTCTCGGAATAAAGCTAGGTGTTGCCTCGGCCACGGCGCTCCTTTTCCTTATGCTTTCTAATTTTTTCTTTTCTTTCATCTTTTTAAGAGCTTTCCTATACCCAATTGCTTGAGGTCTAGTTAGACGAAGTATTTGTGCCTGAGTTAACTCAACATAATTTCCTTCGGCAGTAATCCACGGAGTTTTTGCTCTGTTTGCTGCTAATGCTGCCTTATCAAGTCCCTTTCCTCCAACCTTTAACTTGGCATCTGCTACTCCTCTAGTTATAGCATTTTTTGCCTCATCTTTAGTCTTGAAAGTTGACTTAACTATTTGTTTACCACCTCTCTTTATGGTATCTAGGGCTACTTTTTTTCCAATTGGAGCAGCAAATATTCTACTCCCAATCTGAAAAATACCCCATAATACTGCTCCTGCTACCATAATCTTCTCCTAGTAATTGTATGATGTTTTTTGAAGGGTCGGATTTTTGGGCCGACTGCGATGAGACGTAGAGGACTTCTTGGGGGCTGCTTGTTTTCTCGTGGCTTTCTTCTTGGTTATCTTGCCACCCTTACGAGCGCCTTGATTTTCCTCACGCATACGCTCCCAATCTCTTTCTTGCACGTCAGTTGCTTCATATTTCCGCCCACGACTACCTAAACCAACATTAGGGCGACTTGGGCTGGGCTTCTTTTTTACACCTGGGCTGAACTCATCACCTTGGGCTGCTGTAGCCATTCGTATAGCTTTATCTTGTTTAGCAGACGTTAATTTCTTAGGTTGTGCCCTAGAAAATTCTGTTTGAGGTCGAGAGTCAGGATGTCGGTTCTCCACGCCAAGTTTTCCAAATTCCCCTCCTGCTGAATCATCTGCTTGACGCGAACTGTGATATAGAGCTTTATTTCTAGTCTTAGCTTTTTGTAATTCGAGAGCTTTTTGTCTTGCTCTTTGCTCTTCCATTTCTGCTGGATCACCTGGATCATCTCCTGGGCCTGTAGCCAATTCACTAGCAGTTTTGCGTTTCATGAATGCCTCTTTTTTTCCTGAAGTAGACCCAGCTACTTTCTGGGGCACAGGTCTTTTTGTAGTATCTTTAGGAAGTGGATCAGCTTCGGTGGTTGCACTCGCTTTATTAAGAGGCGCGGGACCATATGTTGGTACTCCACCAACACCTTTAAATACTGGTGTCCGAGGCGGACTACTTTTTAGGGCAGGTTTAGGGGCGGGCGTTGGTGCATCCATACCAGGGCCTTGCCGATCTCCGACTGAAGGAGGAACTTCCCCTTGAAGCCTTTTCTGAAGATCGCGGCGTCTCACAAGTCTTTTTTGTTTTTCTGCTTCTCTTTTTTGTTTTTCTGCTTCTTTCGCATCTACCTCAGCCATGTATTTTTCTTTTTTTCCTGTAGTAGACCCCGGAGTTCTAGGATTCATTTTTTGATCAGCTTCATCCTGTCTAAGTTTTTTGTTACTGACCTCCCTATTAACGATGTCTGGTAGTGTTGATATACCTTCA